CTATATCTAGCTCTAATCTTTCACTACCAGCAGTATTTAATGTAATCTCATTAGTGCCAAAACTTAATTTTGTATCTGTATCTCCAGCGTGAATTAAATCTGTTCCAATAGTCGCAGATCCAGTTGTAGCTATTGCTTGACTTCCAAAATCAGGAGATATTTTTGTCCCCGCTATTGCTGCACTTGCGTTTACGTCTGCGTTAACTACATCTAAAGAAGCTAACTTAGATTTAGCTATTGCTGCGCTAGCGTTAATGTCAGCGTTAACTATATCTAAAGAAGCTAACTTAGATTTAGCGATAGCTGCACTACTAGAAATATCTGCATTAACAATAGTTCCATCAACAATTTTAGCTGAAGTAACTGTATTATCACTCGGAGTTCCAATATTTACTGACGATCCAATGGTGACAATAAAGAACGGAGCATTAAGAGCAGGGGGAGAGGCAAATATAATATCAGCACCGTCAATAGCAAATCCTTCGCTTGGGGAGGTTCCACTATTAGGTTTCTGAACGACTCCATTGACGCTAACAAGTAATTGTTGAGCTGTAAGTGGAGGGTTAGATAATGTAAATCTTGTAGCTGTACCATTGAATGCACTTTGACCTCCTCCTGATCCGCTTGAACTAGATAATGTGTTTATAAAGAAATTACCGGGAGCTGCTACATCGTCCCAAGTACCGCTAGCGTGACTACCATTATACACCTTCATCTTTCCATCAGAGGTGTTAAAGTATAAGTCACCGTTTTGACGGTTAGCTCCGGATGGCCTTGTTGCTGGATTAGTACTTAGTGCTCCATAATATCTTTCATCAAAATCATTAATAGCAGCTTGTGCATCTGCTACTCCAGTTTCATCTAAAGTAAGACGATGAAAAACATAAGTATGTAATGTAGAAGTAGTTTCAACTAACATACCTCTACCAGCAGGAAATGTTGTTGATTGAGTTAAACCAGTAATAGTTACGTTATTTCCTGACCCAGCACCATTAGTAAAGGTATGAGTTGTAACACCTGACCCTGTTGTAAATGAATTAGATAAAGCTTTGATACTAACAATAGTTCCAGCACCATCGTTTATGTCTGGGTTTGTTGCAGGGAAACTTGTTTCATTAGCTATTGGATGAAAACCACCAACCTCAGTTACAAGTTCTACAATTCTTTCGTTAACAGCTTGAGCTGAAGGTAGTTGTGCATCAGTTGCATTTCCAGCAATAGATGTAACTACACTTTTACCGTCTAATAAGTTAATTTCAGTTGCGTTAGCTGTTACACCATCTAAAATATTTAATTCGTTAGTAGTTACTGTTGCACCGTCAAGAATGTTAATTTCAGTAGTGGTAACTGTTGCGTCATCTAATATCTGAACTTCAGCTTGATTTAGGTTAGTTAACGCACTAGCAGTAGCACTGCCCATTGTAGACATTACTGATAAATTAGTATTTAGTGGTTGTTTACCATCTAACTGGGTCTGAACATTGCTAGTAACACCATCAACATGATTAAGTTCTGCTGTAGTTGCAGTTAAACCATCTAATTTATTTATTTCAGTTGCGTTAGCTGTTACACCATCAAGTATATTTAACTCAGATGCTGTTGATGTAACTCCATCAAGTATATTTAACTCGTTTGTTGTAACAGTTGCACCATCTAGTATTGCTAATTCTGTAGTTGTTACATTATTAATTGTACCAGTTGTCGCTATATTTTGAGATCCAAAGTCAGGAGAAATTTTAGTACCAGCTATTGCAGCACTTGCGTTTACATCAGCGTTAACAATAGTTCCATCTAAAATTTTATCAGAGTTAACAGAACCATTAATTAACTGAGATGTTCCTACAGAGTTGCTAGCTAATTTATTTTGACTTACGGCTGAGTTTGCTAAATGCTCTTCATCTATTGAACCAGCTACATAGTGCTCGGAATTAATTACATCGTCTTGTATATTATCTCCATCAATACAGTCATTAGATAAGTGTTGATGATCTATAGATCCATCTACGTAATGTTCAGAATCTATTTGGTCATCTGCTATCTTAGCATTAGTAATAGCATCACCTTGTATATCGTAAGTCTGTATTAACTGATCGTTGTGTTCTTGTAAAGATCTAAGAGCTTGTTTTGTATTATTATTTAAGTCTGTGGCCTTAACTGCTGCACCGGCTGAGTAAGTTGCTTTACCTTCTACAGCGTTACCACCATTGTTTAATATTTTTGTTTGACGAACTATACGGATTCTATCATTAGAAGTCGGAGCTGTACCAACCCAAGCTATAGTACCACCTGTGGCTGTATAATTACTGATTTGATAATCGTTACCTGATCCTTCTTGCTTTAAAACTTCGTTGACATATACTTTAATCTCATCCTGTGAGAATGTGTCTATGCTAAAAGCTGTGTTACCACCGTTACCGTTAGTTGCCAAAAATGAAAGTGCTGACATTTATTTGTTAGGTAAGTTAAGTATTTCGTTAGTTTGTACCTTCTTCAGATACTTTTGACGTTTCTTTTCTTTTTGTTCAGCTATGACATCAGCAACTTCTTGCATCTCCATAATAGATGCCCATGCTTTACGTCTAGCTTCTTGGAATAAAGCGTCTATCTTGCCATTGTGCCAATAGTTTCTAGCATCATACTGAGCACGTTTACCATCACGTATGTCCTTACGCATCAGTGCAAGTGATGCTATAGCCTTGGGATCTTTAGCTAGTTTGTCTAGTTCACGTTCTAGGTTTTGATCTCCAATAGCTTTTTGGAATAACGATCGGATACGTGGTGTATCAGTAAGGTTAGTACTATCTGGTGCATAGTATGTAGAAAGACGTAGATCGTAGCCACTATCGAAAAGAAACTGTCTACCGGGGCTTTGATCTAATGTTAAGGTTACTGGACTAAAAGCATTGAACGCTCTTGTTAAGAAATCCCACTGCTTAATAGGTTGTCCATTTAATATATCGTACTTAACAGGAAGTGGTTGGCCTGCAAAGGCTTCTGTAAGCAAGTTACGATTTCGTAATGACTGGTCAATACCAGATCCAATCTCACGCATGTATGGTGTAAATAATCTACCCAACTCGTTACGTAAACCAGAAAGTGGTACGGTGTTGTTAGCTAATCCAGCTATAATTCTGTCAAACTGACCGGGGCGGCCAGCGAATAAGTCAACAAAGGACTGTATACCAGCAAGATAGGACTTACTTGTAATAGCCTGTGCAACAACCAAAGATACTTTTTGTAGTTCTCTTTCTGTCCACTCTTCACCCATAAGTAAACTTGCGTCACCTATGTCAGCGATTGTAGACATGATAAGGTTGAATGGTTCAAAGGTATCGTAGCCTACACGTACTCCACCCAGCTTTATAGTTCTAGGTTCATACTTAGAGTCTAGCCATAGCTGTCTTTTTTGTCTGTCAGCTGGGCCGTTACCTGTAAGATCACCACGCATCCATGCCATTGATGCCATAAACACAAGAGCAGAACCCATTGCCAATCGGCCTGTTTGTAATGCCTTAGCGTTGGCTAGCTCGACTGCGTTTGTAATACCATAGCGTTCTACATTTTTTAGATTGCTAGGTGATGCAAATGCAATGTCATTAAACTCTTTGACTAAGAAGTTAAAACCGGGTGTATGCTTTGCTGTAAGTGCAAGACCGTTAACACCAGTTCTAGCAAATAGAAAGAATGGTTTTGCCCAAGGGTTAGCACTGAACACATCGTTAAGACCTTTTGCAAAGCCTGTAAGCTCCTGTGTAAGTGTTACCTCTCGTCTAGCAAACTTAGTAGCCTCGTCAATAATATTGCCTTGTGAGTCAAATACCTGTGCATAGAAATCATCTTCGTATGCTCTCATAACCTCTGGTGTTATCTCTGGTAGCTTGATGCCGTCAGCAGATTGTAAGTCAAGAACATTACGCATAGCTTTCTCACGCATCTTAGCACGACCTATGATGTATGCAAACGCATCGTCAGTTGCGGCCATGATCTTAGTAGAGTATGTAAACAAGTTACTGTTGTTCATAGACCTTGCCATGTTTGCTACTGCAAATGCTGCACGATCTCCAAAACTAGCTCTACCACTGTCTTCTGCCCATCTACGTATAAGTTCCCAGTTTTCATCACCACGAGTAAACTCAGAGTAACGTGTCCTGATTGATGATATATCACCTTTCCAGTATGAGTTTAGCTTTTCTCTGAATAGTGTAAACGACTCAGGTATAGCTTCAATCATAGCGTTCATAGATGCTAACCCTGCACGTATAGTAGCAGTGTCACCTTTAAATGGATAACGTAGTGTAGCTCCTAATGTAGTAGCCATGGGACGTAAAAATGTTGCAATAGATGTACCAGTGATTGCTCGCATCGGTGTTTTAGGGCCAGATAGAACACTATGAGTAAGTACACCTTCTAGCTCACGTATCATTACACCTGTACGATCTGCACCTTTTGGATCTAGTTGTCCACCTTTTATTATCTTTCTAGCAAAGTTGTCA